AATTTTTAATACTTATATTTACTCCATTTATTAATAATTCATTTTTATCATATATTGTTTCTATACCAACTAAACATTTTGGAAATGTATTTTTTCCACTTTGAATACCTGTTTTTGAATCTTCAAAAATAATTGCTTTATTATTAGATGATTCAAAATATTTAATTGCCTCTAAATACGGTTCGGGATGTGGTTTTGTTTTTACGCATTCTACGCCAATTACTAATTTATCTATAATTTTATCAATATTAATATTTTTTAAAATCATTTCGGCAACGCCTCTATTACAATTTGTAACAATAGCAATTTTATGGCCTAGTTTTTTAATAGTGTTTAATATTTCTATTGATCCGTCTATTATTTTAATTTTATTTATATTTTCTAAAAATAATTTATCTTTAGTATTTGATATATTATCCAATAAATATGTATATTTGCTTGGAATTAGTCTTTTAACTACTGTATTGTCACTATTTCCTTGGATATAATTTTTAAATATTTCATTAGTTAATTCAATGTTATACTCTTGAAGTATTGTTTTCCATACATTATAATAAATATCATCAGTTACAACTAATGTTCCATCTAAGTCAAATAAAAATAAATATATATTTTTTAAATAGATATTTAATTGTTCAGGAGTTCCTAAGTTAAATACTAATTTTTGGTCCACCTCAATACCTTTAAATATCTTATTATCTTTAATCATTTGATCAATTATACAAGAGGTAAAGCATTCACCTTTAAAATTTATATTATTATTAACAACTTTTGATGAATAAAAATATACATCATTTATATCTTCAAAACAATATATTCCAGTATTCGCATTATCACTTATTTTAACTTTTTCAATAATTTCTACAATTTTATTTTCATCATTTAATTTAATGTAAGAATATATTGGGTTAACTTCATTATTAACTGTATAAAACACTGCATTTGAATTTATATTTCTATACATTGATAATACATCTTGAGTATAAAATGTATCACAATCTAATATTAAACATTTTTTATTATTGGTTATTTTAATTATTTGTTCTAATCCAATCATTATTGTTTCAGAAGCACCATTAGTTTGTTTATGTAATTTAATAAAATTTATAAAAGGATATTTTTTCAATATTATATATTCAAAATCATATTTTGTTAAATTATAATAAATAATAAATATTTTATCATTATTCTTAAAATTTAAATTATCTAATACATAAAAAATCATTTCTTTATCAAAAATTTTAATTAATGGTTTTGGTAAATTATAACCATTATTTTTAAATCTTTCTCCTTTGCCGCCCAATGGAATAATTATATTCATATATAAAATATATAATAATGATAGTTTTAAACTCAAATAGTAATAATTATGAAATTGATGATTATAAATTAAATATGTATGAAAATATCAAATCATATAGTTATACCCAATGTGTTTCTGAATTACGATTAGAATTTAATAATAATGATAATATTGAAACATGTAATAAAGAATATTATTATATATTTGATTGTCCTGGGGAATATGCATTTGGACATTGGATTTATGAGAGTTTTATATTTATTCCTATATTTTTTAAAATAAGAGAGAAATTCCCTAATATAAATATTTTAACAAAAAATACAAAAAAATATGTTAATAATTTTTTTAAATTTTATAAAATTGAAAATAATATTATAAATAATATTAATAATTTAAATAACATTTGTTTTTTTTCTCAAATTGTCTCATTAAATGATAATAATATAAATAAAGAATTTTTTATAAAGCATATTGAGTTATTTTATGATAATATACATAAAAATATAAATATTTATAATAATGAAAATGTGGTATTTTTACCAAGAAATACTAAAGATAATTATGCACCTAATGATAGAAGTAATTTAGGAAATAATGATATTTGTAATAACATTCAAAATATTGGAGGAACCGTAATAAATACATACGAATTAAATAATATTGAATTACAATTTAGTAAAATAAATAGCTTTAATACTATAATTTTAGATTTTGGTTCTTCTTTATTGGTGAATGGTATTTTTTTAAATAATAAAAAAATAATTGTTTTAGATAACTTTGGACATTCTTATCAAATATCTAATTTTGTATCTATAAACATATTATATAATTATATTGCAAAAAAAAATAATGTAATTTTTGTAACCCCCTCAAGAGATAATATTATTGATTTTAATGATATAAAAATACATTTATAATTTATCAATAATTTTAGACCGATGAAGAATTAAAATGGGACAATTTCCCATTTAATTCTTCTAAATGAAACCCATTTTAGAGCAACGCCGATTTTATTTGCTGGTTTATTTAGCAGATAAAATATTTTCATAACTCATTTACCGATAAATAAATATGACAAGTCGGCACTTACACCTTTTCGCATTTCAAATGCCGAAAATGTATCTTCATCCTCACTCAAAACTTATCCTAAAGTCGGCGTTTAAAATGAGAAATGGTGTAAAATCGGCGTTGCTCTAAATCTTCAATGGTGTATATAATTCATTTACATATTTTCTCATTTAATGTCTAATCTGAAATTATATTATAACTGTGGATTATAATAAAGACCATCAGAAAAAATAAAATCTGCGATTTTATCAAATTTGGAATGGACGTTAACCTAAATAGCAAATATTCCTGTATATTTTTTACACCTTTTCTCATTTCAAACGCTCAATATTTAGGGAAACTAAAAATTTCATTAATAATATTATTTAAGAAAATACTCATTTATTGATTTACTAATAATAATTCAATAAATAAATTTTAGAAAATCGGCGTTTATTTATATATATATTTATCTTTTATATATTTATGATATATATATATGGAGATAGTCATGCAAGTTTTAGTTTCAGGAATTTAAATTTAGATTATAATGATTTACATAGTCCTTCTATAACAATGTTTCGCATAGGTAGAGATAATATTATTATAAATTTTAATAAAGATATTATACAAAAAGGTGATATAATTATTTTATCATATGGTGAAGTGGATTGTAGATGTCATATACAAAGACAGATAAATTTGGGTGTAAATGAAGACGCTATAATTAATGAATTAGTTAGTAATTATTTCAAAACAATAAAAAATAATATTATAAATATAGACGCAAAAATAATAATCGTTGGTGTTATACCACCAACTAAACAATATGACTGTGAAATAATAAATGGGCCAATAGTACATGAGTTTCCATTTGTAGGAAGCGATGAAGATAGAGTTAGATATACTAATAAAGTAAATAAATTATTAGAAGAATTATCAATTATTAATAATTATATTTATTTTAATCCTTATTATTATTATGAAAGACCAGACGGTACATTAAAACATGAATTATCAGATTCAATAGTTCATTTGGGAAATAATTCATTTTTCTTAGAAAAATTTATTGAATTATATACAAAAATTAGCGTTTAAACGTCTAATGTTGTAAAAAATATTTCCAAAAATAAAAAAGAATTATGAATAATTTATAAATAATTTTAATATGATTATATAGAAATAATGGATATTAAGATAATTTATACTATTTTAATAGGATTTTTTGCAGGATTTATAGGATCTGCTTTAGGTCAAACTGGTAGTGGATTAATAATACCTTGTCTTCTTATATTTGGAATTGTCCCAGATTTTAAAACAGCTGCAGGAACTGTTTTATTAGCACTACTACCCCCAGTTTCTTTGTTTGGTATTTTTGAATATTATAAAAATAAGCAAGTGTATGTTAACACAGCACTTATTTTAATGGTTAGTTATTTTTTGGCTTCATATTTTGGGGTATATTTAACAAAAAAAATTTCAAATTCGCATTTAGAATATTCTGCTTCAATTTATTATTTTTCTATTGGATTATTTTTTTTATGGAATGGTTATACTGGATTTTTTGGAAAAAAATAATTGTGTAGACTTGTTATATTTTTCTAAGTAAATGAGTTATTACACCTTCGGACAATTAAATTGTCCGAAGTTTTCACCTATTTAGCAGTCAAAACTCCTCCTAAGGTCGGCGTTTTAGACCAACGAAGAATTAAAATGGGACGATGTCCCATTTTAATTCTTCTAAAGGGAACCCATTTGCCGATTTAAAATCGGGACGGCGTACCATTTTAAATCTTCAAAGGTGTAAATGTCTAAAGGTGTAAAATATTTTATTTGCTAAATAAACTATCAAATAAAATCGGAATTGCTCTAATTATTCAAATATGTAAAATAGTTGGTAATAAATATAATAAATATTACTTGGTTTAATAGTTTAGATAATGATAAACTATTAGATAAAATATTTCCAATTAAGTTTATGAAAAATTTAATGAAATATTATAATTATTTTTTATCTTGTTAGCATAATAATTATATTTTTAAAAATATTTACATAAATACATTTATTTAGATCGAATCTTCTATGATAAATTTAATGTAACCGTATTTGTATAATTTTTTGTTACCAACTATGATAACAAAACATTAATTATATAATTAATCCAACACTGGGTAAAGTATAAAAAATAAAAACTATTTAATAGTAGTATTATTTCTATTTATTTCTATATTACCTATAATTATTATTTCATAATTTTTTATATTTTGTATTTCAATAGAATCAATAATTTCATTTATAAAAAAACAAGTATTGTTATTTGTAATAATACCAAAAGTAAAATTCATTTATTATATATATACAAAATAATTTTTATATTCATTATTTGCTGTTTGTGGTTTTTCTTCATTAATATTTATAATTTTTTTTTGAATTATATTTACATTTTCAATTGGTAATCCAAAAATAGTCTGCCATATTATGAATCCACTTGATATTTTTGGAAATAATTGTAAAATATATTCTTGTCTATTTTTTTCTTCAATTTCTGTAAAACAGTAATTTGAAATAAAAAATAAATTATTATCATAAATATCTTTACCATAATTACTTGCATCATGTATATGATAATTAATATTTATATATGGTTTATTCTCTGTTAAGTAATTATTTATAAGTATACCTATATCTGGTAAGTCAATTAAATAATAATTTTGTATTTCAATATTTAATAGTTTTGAAAAATAACAAATTGCTAAAAATAAACCTCCATAACCACATCCTAATTCAACAATTGAAATATTATTTTTTGTTTTAAAATAATTTAAAATAATTAATGCATGATAGATATATCTTAATGATGATGGACTACATATAATAAAATCATTATTTGTTAAAGTAAATGCCAATTTTTTTGGATTTCCAATTTTATCATTTATTTTGATAAATTCTTTAATATTTTTAGATGAAATATTAAATTCATTTTCTATAAGAGATAAATATTCAACTCCCAAAGAGTAAGAAACATGTTCTAGAATAGAATTATATTCAGAATTACTTTTAAAATTTTTTAAATTATCACCAATTATTTGAACACTTTTTATATAATCAGTATACATACTTATATTTAATTAATAAAAATATTAAATTTAAACGAATAACTTTATATGAATAATTATACCTATTATAATTTACATTATTGTGTTTTGAAAATGCCAAAAAATAAATCATTTTTTACCTGAAACTCGTAATAAAGTCGGTGTTTTCAATGTCTAAAGTGTAAAATATACTATTTTAGAATCCCGGTTCACTAGTGAATATAGATGGTTTAGTATTTGTTAAATTTTTAATTGAAGGATATATTTGATCTATTAAAAAGAAAGTTATTATACAACTAAAATATACAAATAGAGAATCACGTATAATATATTTTAAAGATTTTTTGTGTTCACTATCTAAGAAGCGCATTTCAATAATCTTGAATATGGTGTAAATAATAGAAATAGCAAAACTAATAATATATATATTATCCATTTAATAAAATAATATATGTAAAAAAAATAATATTTTTAGCGAATAATTAGTTAGTTCTAAAGTTCTTCAAAATCAAATTTAATATCAAGTTGATCTTCTGGCATATCTTCAATATTAAGTTTTACATCATCACTTGAAACGCTTGTAGTAGAACTAACACTACTAATTTGACTTGCGTTATCAGCATCAGCATCAGCATCAGCATCAGCGTCTAAATCTGCTATAATTTCGGTAGTAATATTTTTTGTTTCAGTAACAATAGTTGGTTCAGAAAACAATAATGGTTCTGGAAAAGATGTATCAACAATATTTTCTTCAATTTTAGAAGGAGGAGTAGGAGTTTCAGAATTTGGTTTTACAATTTTTTCTATTGTTTCTTTATCAAATTTTTCATTTACAAGTTCTTCTTTACTTTCTTCAATATATTCATCTTCAACAGTTTCATCCATATAAGCTTTAAGAATAGTTTCAATAGGAATACTATCTCTAATTGTGTTTAGTATGCATTCTTTTATAATAATTTCAAGTTCACGATTATTTTTTTGAATTTGTAAAGATTCAATATTAATTTCAAAAAGATAAACATTTTTATATACTTTACGTGCTACGTTAATATAGCATTTATGAATAAATTCATCTAATTTAAGAATAGATATGTCTATTTTTTTTTGTTTTTGTCCAACACGCATTGATGTTAGTAGTTTAAGTTGTATGATATGGATACATGTGATGAGATCTTCAAGATATATGCATCCAGATTTATCAATAATTCTTTTTCTTTCTATTTCAATAATTTCTGAGTTCCATTTAGGAACACGAGTTATAAAATTTTGAAATGTCATTAAATATTTTGAAGGTTCATTATTTTTTTTACATAAATCAAGGGCTTCTCTAAAGATAGATTTAATTCCTTCAATCATAAGAGGTGTAAGAATATTTAAAAGTCTGCAACAGTATTCGTCTTTTGAGCTATGTAGCATATTAATATTATATTCATCCATTTTGTTCTATATATTTATAAATTTTTAAATATAATATTTTTTACGCATGTCTATATGAGGTATTTATATTGTCAAATAATTAAAATGTAGCAAAGAGCATTGAATTCTTCTAAATATTATTTCCAAAAGAAGATATTATATCAAATTTTTGGTCTAAGATAATAAAATGTAATATAAAAATCATTAATAGTTTTTCATTTTTAATTTCTTTTTTAACCATATTAAAAGTTATTAAAAAGTTGTATTTTAAATCAATAGATAATTTAGTTTCTGTAAAAATTTCTTCGTTTATTTCAAATAGATTAATAATATCTAAACCAGTAAATCCAGATTCGTATAATATTTCTGAAAATATCATAATGTTTATTGGATTAATTAATTTTATTTTATTGTCACAAATTATTTTTTTTAGTTCATTTATACGACTTACTTTTCCAATATTTGATTTCATAATTTTTTTAAGATTATAGTTATATAAGTTAATAGGTTTTCCATTAATAGTAGGTTCGGGTACAAAAATTTCACAAAAACGAGACAATATTGGTTTTAAAAGTTTATATTTATCTTCTGCAATGATAAAAAAACGTGTAGAATGATTAAATACTTCAATAAGACGTCTTAGAGCAGATTGGGCATCAATAGTAAGTTTATCTGCATTAACTAATACAATAGTTTTAAATATATTACCTTCTTCAAAATTAATATGAGTTTTAGCAAAAAATTTTAAATCTTCGCGAATAAGTTTAATACCTTTGGTTTGAAGACAGTTTACAGTCATAACATAATTACTTATTTTGTATTTATCATTATTATATATAGTGTTAATAAAATCATTTACGATAGTTTTTTTACCAGATCCTGAACGACCGTAAAATATTAAATTTGGGATTTTTTTAACACTTTGATAATAGTTTAATTTGTCTTTAATATCTTTATGAATATTTAACATTTAATATTATTTATTATTATAAAACTAATATTAAATTAATATTTAACGAACAAAAAATGATATTATTTTTATATAATATTTTAATCTAAGAAAAAATACAATACAATAATAAATGACAAAAAATAATAAAATTACATTTGAAATTAAAGAAGAAGAAGAATGTGAAGATGGTGAAATAGAGTTTGGAGAGTATAAAATTGAAGGGACTTGGGAGAATTTATTTAATCAATATGAATTTGATATAGATGATATATATTCTGGTCCAGAAAAGGTTTATCCGAAAAGAGAAGATTTATTTAATATTTTTAAAGTTAGAAGTGATGAAATAGCAATATGTATTTTAGGAATGGATCCATATTATACGGATGGAGATGCAAATGGTTTCGCATTTTCGGTTAATGATGGTGTAAAAATGCCACAATCATTAAAAAATATATTTAATGAAATTCAAGCAGAGTTTCCTGAGAGAAATTATGTCTTTAATCATGGCAATCTTCAAAAATGGGTAGACAGAAGTATATTTCTATTAAATTGTTCTTTAAGTGTAGAAGAAGGTAAACCAGGAAGTCATATAAATATTTGGGAGGATTTTACAAATGATGTAATAACAAAAATAAGTGAAGATAATTCATATTGCGTATTTTTGCTTTTAGGAAATTTTGCTAAAAGTAAAAGAAAATATATAAAAAATCCGAAAAATTGTATAATAGAGACATCGCATCCATCTCCACAAAGTTTTCATAAAGGATTTCAAGGAAGTGGAGTTTTTAAAAAAATTGAATACTTTTTAGGAGATCCATTTAATTGGCAAAATTAGCGAATATACAATATTGGCATTGACAATTTTATTATTATGTTACCAAATTATGCTAACGAACAATATTCTTATATTTTACACCAGTGATGATTTTTATCATCAAATAATTAGAGTAACGTAAAAAAATATGAATTTCTCTAAATATAATTTTCAAAATTAGAAGGAATAAGTCCATTATTTTTTTTTTTAATTAAAATATGATTATAAATGTAAAAGTTAATAAAATCTTTATCTAAGAATGGATATATAATATTAAAATTATTAATTTCTCCAATATTTCTGGTATTTATAAAATATTGAGATAATGAAATATTTTTAATATTTTCTCTTATATTTTTATCATATTCAAAAATATCATGATTAAATAATGTGGGGCAAAGATTTAATCCAAATAATTCAGTCATACCAATTTCTGAAATTAATCCGTTATATTTATTTTTCAATATTTCTCCAAAAAAATATAAAGAAGTATTTGTATCATCATATTCATTATCAATTTTAATTGTGTGTGTATTAATATTATGTTTTTTACAAAACTTATTAATTTTTATTTTATCGTTTGTAGATTTTGTATTATTTTGTATTTCTATTGTATAAATTTCAATAGTATTATGTAAATTTTTTTTAATAAATGATGCCATAAAAAAACTTGAAATATTATTTGTTAAAAGATATGCAAATTTAAGATCTTTATTAGTATTATTATATTTTTTTTTACTATCTAACGATTTTATTAAAATGCTCATTAATTCATAAGTTATTGAAGTATGATTATATATTTTTAAAGAGTTATATATTTTAACACATGGTAAATTATAATAAAAATTTGTTGATATTTGTTTCCATTTAGAAGAAACTTTCATTGGTAAATTAAAAACACTGTAAGATCCTGGTTTAATATTTTCAATTATATAATCTTCACTTGAAAAATTTATTAGTATATCAATATTTGAAGAAAATCCATAAATTTGTTCTTTAGAATATTCATTGGTTGTTTTTAATAATAAAAAATTTTTTACACCATAATTATCTCTTGCTATATAAATATCTGAATTTACTTTTTGAGATGAGCTTCTATAATCATATAAAATAAATGAGAATATTCCATCTATTAAATTTAAAGTTTGTTCTATACCATAAAGTATAAAAAGATGTATTATTATTTCATAACTATAATTCGTTTTTAATTCAATATTAATTGAATGTGATAATTCTTTATAATTATATATATCTCCATCGCAAATTAATATAATATTTTCTATACTAATAACTTGTTGTTTTTCATAAACACTCATTAAACATTCTAATCCATGTTTAGTTTGATAATTATGTTTAGGTAAATTGCATGTAATATAAGAATCAGTAAATATTGTATTATTATTATTTAATAAACAAAAAATAAAATTTATTATTTATATAAAATAATAAATTATATTTAAATGTTTTTATAATGTATTAGTATTATATGTTTCAAGATTCAACATTTAATAGAAGTAATTATATTAATCAAAATATATACGAAAGAAACATTCCGTCTTATCCTTTAAAACCATTATATGGTATGTCAACTCCTATTTCAACTAAATATCAAGTAATGCCAACAATAGTTCAAAAAAAACAATATATTGAGTCATTAAATACATATCCATTATATAGTAATGAAACTATATATTATACAGGAAATCGTAAAGCACCTGATTGGCAAAATAAAGTTGATATAGAGAGTGAATTAAGAAATCAGATTTATGCTTTACAGAATTCACCACAAAATACTTGGGTCCCGAATTCAAGTTCTAGTTTATATTCACATACATTTACAAATTCACATTTAGTTCAGCAGCCACATATTTATCTTTTTAATAATGAAGATTTTGCCAAATTTAATCCAAATCCTCATAATTTGGGATATCAATTATTTGGAAATAATACAAGAATTCAATTAAAAGAAATACCCAAATAAAACGTTTGTTATTTTTGGTTATCTAAAACCAAAAAAATTTTTTAGATTTATTTCTTTTATGATATCTTTTATGATTTTTTTTAGTTGTATTATTATTTTTAGTATATTTTGTTTTATAAGGTTCTGCTGGATAATATTTTAAAAACCATAAATTATATTGTTTTTTATTTTTATCATGTTTTAATTGTTTATATTTTTTAGATCTTAATTCTCTTATATCATTAATAGTTTCTTGTTTTCCGTAACAATCTAGACTAAATCTTTTTAATAATCCATTTTGTTTTAATTTATTTTTTTCTTCAACTTCAAATAAAAAAGAAGCCATACATAATAATCTCAATTTATCATAATATGGTTTATTGATATAATAAAATGCTAAATAAAAAGAAAGTATTGTATCTATTGAAGCAATCATTATTTCTTTTCCTTTACTCAATTCAATTTTATTATAACTGTGACAAGCAATAGGTTTATAAATAAAGACAATAGTATCTTCGTCAACACGTACTTCAACGTGATAAGGAATAATTTCGCCTATATTTGGATGTTTAATAATTTTAATATTTTCAAATCCATTAGATACTAATATTTTAGATAATATCATTGCTGTTTTATTTGGATCATTAGATAATACATCAAAATCTGGTATTTTATTAACAATTTTTTTATAACTTTTATTTAAATATTGTCCATAAAGACTTAGAGCGTATCCTCCAAAAAATACAACTTCAGAATCAATTAAAGTATCTCGCGTAAGAGTATATAATTTATCCGAATTTTTAATTTTCTTTGTTAATTTTCTTTGAAATTTTATTGTAGAACATTTTTTATCAGGAATAAATGGATAATGTTTATTTAATAAAACAAGTCGTTTCAATAATTTTTCCCATCTTGATACATCACCTGAAGGGCGAGATAATTCTATAAATAAGTTCATTCTTAAAAAATTAGCAGGTGCATATAAAATACCATTAATTGGTATTGAATCTTTTAATAGTTGTTTGAATAAAATTTTTGGAATTTGTGTAATGTCTGCTATTGGAATATAATTGACAAAAACTTTAAATGTTCCGTAATGTATTGCAGATTTGGCTTCAACATTTTCATATCCATTTTTATAATAAATATCTGCTAATTCTTTTGCATCATTTAATGCATTTGCAGAATAAAAGTCATAATCTGGAATATTTACATCTCTATTATAAAATTGCTCATTTTTTGGTAATATGTTATTAATGGCTGAACCACCATAACATATTAATTTTTTACTAATTATAAATTTTTCAACAATGGAAATTATTTGTTTTAAATCGTCTGTTAAAATTATATTTTCTTTTATTTTTTCTGCTTTGTCTACAGCATTTCTTAGTATAACTAATTGGCATTCATCAAATGTCATATCTTTAGAACAACCTTCATATAAATAATCTTCATCTATATCTTTTTTATCCATAAAATATAAAAAGATAATATTGTTTATGAGTGCAGTTTATATAAAAAAATGATATAGTTGAATTATATATGAGTAATTTTGATTTTTATACAACGACAGTAGATTGTTTAAAGAATAATCGTAAAAAAAATGAATTGGATAAAAATAATATTGTATCTGAAAAAGACAAAAAATTTTATAGAAAAAGAATTATAAATATTACTAATGAACTTATAATAAATAAAATTGAAAATAATAATGATTGTATAAATGATAGTTTTAATGAATATATATACAATTTAATAACTCATTTTAAACTGATTGATAGAAATGAATTAATTCAAAATAATTTAGATATAAATTGTGATGATATATCATTATATAACTCATCTCAAACAAATATTTTGGATATAGAAAATTATAATGAAAAAAATAATAATGAAATTGAAAATGGTACAAAAAATTATTTATTTAATGCAATATCTAAAAAAAATACATTGGATAAATTTGTAATTAAAACTGATAATGAAGAGGAAGAAGTAATTTATCCTAAGAAACTTAAATTAAAATTAAAATCAAGTAATTTTAAAAATAAAGGTATTTTTAAAAAAAAAAATACAGATATAATATATGATGAAGAAGACAAAAAGAATAAAAATGAGGATACAAAAAATGAAAAAGACAAAGAAATTGAAAAAGACAAAGAAAAGATATAAAATAGTAGGAGGAGGAAGAGGAAAAGTTGAAAAAAATAAACTTAGATGCTCTCCTAAAGGAAATAAATTTGATGCGAATAATTTTTCTTGTTATGCAAATTCAACTTTACAAAAATTAAAAAATTTATGGAATTCTAAATCACAACAAAAAATTTTTTCTAATGATCCTAAAGATATATGGTCACAAATTAAAAAAAAATTTAATGGAGTGTGTGATAAAGAGAGTTGTTGGGCATATAAGTTAGCTGTTGGAGATCTTAGTAAAGAAATTATAGATAAATCGTTTTCACCATTAAGACCCAAAAGTTGGGATAAAAATAAAGAAGAGTGGTTATCAGATCATGATATTGAGCAAGTTTTAGATCAATATGAAGCAGCATATAAATGTTTTCATTTTTTTAAACCTTCTCCTATAGATTTTTGTGCTTACGATGGTTCAAGAAAAGTATCATCTGAAATATGTGATGTGAAATTAAAAGATTTGATTTTAAAAGGAAAAACTAAATTAGGATTTGTATTTAATACAGATCCACATACCAAATCGGGTTCTCACTGGGTAAGTCTATTTGTAAATATTAAAAAAAAATGGATTTTCTTTTTTGATAGTGTAGGAGACACTGCTCCTTTAAATGTCAAGAGTTTAATTGAAAATATAAAGAAACAAGGACTTGAGTTGGGAATAGATTTTAAAGATGATGAAAACCATCCACATGAAGTTCAATTTTTAAATAATGAATGTGGAATGTATTCTTTATATTTTATATTAAATATGTTAATGGATAAACATAATCCGGAATATTTTAAAACTCATAAAATACCAGATAAAGAAATGAATAATTATAGAAAAATATATTTCAATTCTTCACTATAAGACAATTAGCGTTAAAGAAACAATCATAGGGTATGGTTCAAATCTTCAAGAGTTTAAATTAAATTTTAAAAATATTTTTATAAAAGTAAATATGATTTTTTTAGATAAAGAAAATTTATCAACTATATTTGAAATTTTAATTGAGAATAATCATTCGGATCTCAAAACAATTATTAAAAATAATAATATTCGTGAAAGTGATGCTATTGTTAAAAAGTTTAATAATATTGCATTTAGATTTAATGATTCAAATAAAACAAATAATTTGTCTTTGATTGAAATGAATAAACAATTTATACTTTTTTTAATAAATAATGTAAATATTTTTACAAATAGAGAAGAAGAAAGATTTATTTATGAACAGCAGATTTCTTCAAAAAATAAAACAAAAAATGAAATAACTCATCAAGATATTAAAAAAAACAGGCGTAATGAATTTGAATTACAACTTGAAAATAAAAAAAATGAATTTGGTTCATTAACAATACCAAAACCTCCTCTACCAAACTTTAGCGATAATATTAAAGATGAACCTATAAAAAATATAGACAATATGATGAAAGAAGTAATGGAAAGAAGAAATTATGATACTCAACAATTTCAACAAGATCATTCAAAAATAAATATAAATCCAACTTCTAATATAAAATATATAAAAATTGGAGATGAATATATTGATGATAGTATAGTTCAAAATTCTGTTATTGATATTACAAATATACAACCACAAATTCAAGAAAATAAAAAAAGTGTTTCTTGGGATAATGAAAAAATTCAAATAGAAGATAATATAGGTTTATCATTTTTACAAAAAATAAGACAAATCCCAAGAGAAGATATAGATATAGATATAGCTAATATACAAGAACAAAAAATAATTAATTATGATAAAATAATGGATAAATTAATTGAAATTGAAACAAAATTAGATTTATTAATTCTCCAGTTGTAATATTATACCTTTTCTCATTTCAAACAAAAATTGTAAGAGTTTGGAAGGATATCAAGGTGTAAAGAATAATAAAAATGAAATATATTTTATTTATTATATTATTTGTATTAATTTAAATGTCTAATGAAGATGAATTTGATAATATAGATAGTGATAATGAAAGTGATGAAAGTCGCGAAAGTGATATAAATGAGAATAATTATCAAAAAAATTACAATTTTCTAATTACGCGATATCAAAACATTCATTGTACAAGAAATGATAATTTAGAAGAACCTGAAAATATTAGTTGTTCTGTTTGTTTAGAAGAAATAAATAAAGAAAATCGTGTAAAAATTAAATGCAATCATAATTGTTGTTATAATTGTATAATTAAAATAATTAATATTAACACTACAAAATCACGAATATATTGTCCAGAATGTAGAAAAAATATATCTAGTATTGAATTAGATAAAGAAACATATATAAAATTTCTTGAAAATAAAATAAAAATATACGAAGATGAATAACATTGTATAATTCTTCGTCATTATAAATTATCCAAAACTTTTACCAATTAGAAGTGACAATCCTCCCCAAAATTGGCTTTTCAAGTGTCTAAAGGTATGGTATAAATTTTATTATACACCATTGAAGATTTAAATCCGCACAAAGTGCGAATTTAATATCTGTAAATGGCTAACCTTTTGAACATTTTATCCGCACTTTGTGCGGATTTAGAGCAACGCCGATTTTATTTGCTGGTTTATTTAGCAAATAAAATATTTTCATAACTCATTTATTGATAAAATACTACGACAAGTCGGCACTTAAAAACGGCGTTGCTCTAAATGTTCGTTGGTGTAAATTAGTAAAAATATTATATTTTTTTTTGTGTTATTTCACCGGTTTTTTTATTCTGTGTTATGATATATTTTTCTCCATTAATTTCAACTCTTCTAACATCTAATTCTATTTCTTCCATATTTAATTCTGTGGCTTTATCATTTGGATCCTTTGATATATCTGGTGTATACGAAAAGCGATTTATATTATCTCCTGTAAATTTTAAACAATTAATTCCTTCTTCTGCATTAGCTTTACTATATGTAAAACAGTCTATAGATGCTTCTTTTATTAATTTATTCATAATATCACTATATTTTTTTTTAACAGATGCTGTTTCATATAACATTTGGTCTGTCGTATAAATAAGTTTTGGATTTAGTTTACTCTTATCTTTTATTTTTAATTCTGTCGACATTTCCATTTTCAATTGTTCTTCAGTAAAAACTGATAAATACAAAAATACTTCAACTGTTTGAAGTTCTTCGGGAAGATATTGGTGACTACAAATTCTTCTTGCTCGTCCTATAATTTGTTGAATTCTTACTGGGTGCCAATATGGTTCCATAATATGGACATAACGAGTATTTGTAAGATTAATACCTTCTGCGCCAGATGAAGTGATAATAAAAATTTTAATAAGCTCTCCAAACATATTATTTTCTACACCTGAAAAATTTGTTTCAAGATCTTCACGAAGTTCTTCAGTTAATAAATTCCATTCTCCATTATATATATTTTTTATAATCTCTTTTTCTTCCTTGTCTTCTTTACCTGTATATAATCCGAATTTAGGTTTATCCATATCTTCTGGATCTATATTTAATCTCCAAGTCCCAGAAGATTTAGTTATTTTGAATTGAGAAAATCCATTTTCTTCTAATGCTAATATGAATACACCAACTCCTTCCATAGTTCTAAAATTGCTATATACCAAATTTAAACCTATGTTATCTTCACTTTTAATATGTGTTATTATAGATGCAAATTTTGGACTATAAGTATATAAAGGACCTAAAATAGGTTCTCCAGTTTCTTCATCAAGTAATATATCACCAGTTTCTTCATCATAAAAATATAATGATAAGTATTCATCTGATTTTTGTCGTATTTGTCTCATTGTATTCATAATTGCTGATATATAATCTTCATTATTCATATACTCATCTTCATCATCATAATTGTTTTCATAAAATTCATTATCTTCATACTCTATATCTTCTGATTTTTTAAGTTCTTCAATAGCTCTTTTTCTTTTAGTTTCTTCATAATCCAATTCAATATCTACACCTTCTTGTTCTTCAGCTTTATTTTCTTCTTCCAAATCAATTTCTTCATCTATAGCTTCTTGATCTTCTCCTTCTACTTTACCCACTGCATCTCCCTCTGCATCTCCCTCTGCATCTCCCTCTGCATCTCCCTCTGCATCTCCCTCTGCTTCTACTTCTCCCTCTCCCTCTGCATCTCTCTCTAGTCCTCCCTCTGCCTCTGCCTCTCCCTCTACTTTGCCCTTTTCTTTTTTTTCTTCTCCCTCTTCTTCCCCTCCTTCATCTTCTTCAATATCACTATCTCCTCCTCCAGAAATTCTATAATCTCCTGGTCGGGGTCTGGGTATATCAGGTGGTGTGACAAAATTGCATGCTTCTCTTGAGTTAATTTTATATGTTGATGATGATTTTTCATCAATAAGTCCATTAATTCCAGATTTTGCTTTTTTAGATTGCTGGCTTTCTTTTTTTCTTTCTTCTTGTCTTTCAATTTCATATTTTCCAAATTGATAATTACTCATAGGAACTTCTATTAAATGAAAATCATCATTTTCTTCATATCTTGGTAAAAGACCTCCTTGAGGGCTGCGAAAATATGATGTTAATCCAATAATTCTTTTTTTAAAAAGTTCTTCATTTTTGATTTTCATTCGTTTAACATCTTTAGTGGTTAGTTTATTATCTTCTACACCAAAATACAACATAAAATCGTCTTTTATATCAGGTAAAGCTTTAAATTTTACCATATCTGAAGAAGAAACAACTATTCTATTTGTTTCTAAAATTGATATTATTTTTTGTAAAAAAGTAGAATCCGATAATTCACCTCTTGATATAATAATTTGTTTTTGTGTTGTTTTATCTACTATTTTTTTTTGTTCATTTGTAACACCTATATATCGCCGTTCTTCTCCATTAAATTTATTTTCAAAACCATATGGGTCGCGAGTTATTGTAAGTATTTTTGAATTTGGTGAGTAATCAATATAGTCTATATTTAAGTCATTTTTAAATAATAGTTTAACTTTTGATAAATCAAGAGGAGTTTCTGGTCGCAAAGTTAATTTCCAAGTTTTAATATAACCTCTTAACATATTAAATAATATTCCTACTTCATTGGGATAATTAATCATAGGTGTTCCTGATAATAAGATAAATTTGGCATTTTTAGCATTCATCATCATTTCATATATTTTTATAGCCATCGGTTTTTCTGCACGATAAGAAGGTTTTATTTTATTAACTATTCTACTAACTAAATTATGAACTTCGTCAACAACAACAACTGCATTATCAAATAAATTAAGTGAACCATCTTGAGTTATTCTATTAAATGTTTTAACAGTTAAACCATTATAGTTAATAAAATTATATTTACTTTCAATCATCCTATCAATTTGCAATTCAAGATTGATTTTTTCTTCTTCAGATAAATTTTCATAATTACTTCTTTTTGTAATATCTACTAAAAAAGCTCCCCTTTTTTTAACTATATATTCTTTTGGTAAATGTAATATTTTACTCATTTCGTCTATTTTATCGGTTTCACTTCTAGTAATACCTACCCATGTCCAAAATTGATTTCTTTTGAAAACATATTCTCCGCATTTTTTAATTTCCTTTAAATAGTTTGGTCTAAGAGATGCGATAACAAGAGTCACTATTTTCCTAGTTGAACTTAACCCTTCTGCTAATGCTATACTGCTACATGATTTTCCAGATCCCAATGAATGGTATAATAATAAACCGCGATAAGGTGTGTAAATATTTAAATAATCTAATATTAATCTTTGATGTAATAGAAGTTTAAATTTACCTGAACTAGAACCTGAATTTAAATCTTTACAAGTTAATTTTTTGGTTTCATCCATAATTTCATCCTTATAACTTGAAAATAAACCATTTACAAAATTTATAAAATTTGTTCTATTATTCATTACAAATGCGGCACTTTTTCTTTCAGGTATAGCATTTTGAAGAGTTTTAATGTCTGATGTTGTTTTAATTGGTCTTTTAACTTTTTTTATTTTTATTTGTTCTGATTTTTTTAGAGGTTCTTCTTTTTCTTCTTCAAAAACTAATTCTGATAATTTTGGTGTTTTTATTTTTTTACTTTTTGGACTTTCTTTTTCAGAATTAATAGTAAATCCTAATTCTTCCAAAAATTTATTATGATCAAATTTTTCATCAATATTTATAGTTATTTTTGGTTGTTTAACTGTTGATTCTTTTTGTTCTTTTGATTCTTTTTTTCTCTTTTCTAGTTCTTGTTTTCCAAAAAAAAGTGATAAGCTTGATTCTACATCTTTATCTTCTAGAATATTTTCTCTTTGTTTAGATGATAATTTGATAATTACTTTTTCTTTTGGATGATTTAATTCAGGTTTTTTTGAAGCAATTTTTAAAAAACTCATTATATTCTATTATATTTAAACTGAGAATATTTATTTTCTAAGAACGATTTTCGTTTCTATAATATCTGAATTGCATTAAATGAAGCAGATTGTTCTGCTTTTCTTTTAATTTTATGCTTCCCAGAACCCATAAGACATAATATTTTATTTTCAGTTTCAATAATGTTTTTCATTTCATTTAAATTAATTAATCTAATAGCTTTTGAATAATTTTTAATGTCTTCACGAATACATAAGAAAACTCCCATTTCAAAACCATTTTCATCCCTAGAAAGTTCAATATAAGTTGGAGTTGTTTTAAAATTTTTTTGAATTTTGACTTGTAATATATTTTTATAATTTTCATCCGTCTCAATTAATTCGGTCCAATTAATATGTAATTCTATAACATTTTCAATAAATTGTTGTACTATTTGTGTTCCTAAACCCCTTTTTGCAAATAATAAATCAAACCATTTTTCTTCATTTTTATTGATATTTTTATCATTACAACTTATATTACTTGATATAAGTTTTAATTTATTCATATCTAAATATAATGCTCCTATAAAAGCTTCAAAAAGACATCCCAGTTTTTTTAAATTGGTTCTTAGATTATTTTCTTCGCTTTTTGCAGAAATGACAAACCATTTATGCAATCCCATTTCATAAGCTATACGTCCAATAGTTTCATTTTTAACAATATCTATTTTTTTTTGTGTTAAAAATCCTGGGAGAGCTTTTGGAAATCTCATATATAAGTATTCTTTTACAGTTTTTTCTAAAAGACCGTCTCCTACATATTCAAGTCTTTCATTTGATTTTGATTTTAATGTCATACAATTATTTATGTTTTCTGCTAAGACTATATTTAATAATTTATTTTCAGCTTCTGTCTTTTTAAGATATGAAGTATGTATAAAAGCTCTTTTATATAACTCCATATTATTAACTAATTCAGGTAATCCATAGTTTTTTAAAATTCTTTTTACATCTTCTTCTTTAATCTCAATGTTTATTGGATTAAATGGATTAAATACTAGACCATCTTGAGTTTCGTAAATATCGTCATAATTAAATTTTTTTTCTTCAATTTCTGTATCTTCTAAAATTGTAGTCATTCTTAGATTATAATAATATATAATATATAATAATTTGTTTTTAAATTCATTTTTTATTTACACCCTCTACACATTTGTACACTCTTACATCAAATATCATTTGAAATGTATACTTAGAAGAAGTTTGGACTGAGAATGATAAAAATTTTTGGATTTTGAAATAGAAAAAATGGAAAGTTTGATTATTTATTTTCAATCAGTTAGTCAGTGTAATAATCTAAATATTTGGAGATTGGAAAAATTGTTTCTATTTCATTTGCAATTTTAATAGCAATGTCTCTGTGTTCTTTTTGCGTAGATTTATCCATTCTAGCTTTCAAATAATGCAACCAAGATCTAATAGAACCGTTCATGTAAAGTCTAGTTTTAGTCATCCCTTCACTTAATATGCATCTGGCCACCTCTTTTGCAATATTATTTTCAATGCAAAAATTATAATACTCTTTTTCCTTTTTTGCTAAATCTTCTTGCATTTCAATAAATCTAGAACTTATTTTTTGGTCATTTATACTATCTGTTAATTCTAAAGAGTTTTGGCGATTTTTAAAGTCTTGAAAACGACATTCTTTAATAACAAAATCTTCTGAAACTACAGCATATCTTTGAGAGAATTCTTGAAAACTGAAAGAACGATGTCGTAGCATTTGTTTAGAAATTTCTCTAGTAGTATTAATTTCCAAACAAATATTTACCATTTCTAGGGGGCTCCAATGTTGATTTTTTATTAGATAAGATACGAGTTTTTCGCTAGTTTTATGATTAGATTGATTTCCTGGATTAGAAACACGAGCAACAAATGCAACTTGTTCTAAAAGAGATAGATTATTCATTTTAGAATAAGACATAATAGAAGCACTATTAAAATCAAAATTATAAGATTTTTCTGTTTGTTCTAATAAAACTGACATTTAAGAATATATAATTTATTTATTTTATTAGATTGACGCAAATATAAAATATTACGAAATAAAAAAATATTTTAAATAAATATAATAAATAATGGCTGAAAAAGTTTTAAATAATATTGATAAAATAAATATTAATAAAATTCAAAGATTTAAAGCATCAAAATATGCTATTCTTTTATATGATACATATAAAATAAAGCATGGTTTTCATATAAAAACATTAATATCTTGGATTGAAGATAACTTAAAAATAATTATTGATGGAGTAGAAGTAGAATTGAAAACTTGTATTAGTTATACTGATAATAAAGTTACTCAAGAATTTAGAAATTATTGGAGTTATCAAATAACAGATACAAAAATAGATTTATATATGGAGGATGATGAAGAACAATATGATGATGAAAATCCTAAGTTAATATATGTATATAATACTGTAAATATTGATAAAACTGGTTTTAAATTAAAATTATATAATTTAGAAAATAAAAATGAATCAATAGAAGAATTGACAAATTTCATAATGTTTATTTATAGTGAGATAGAACAATTATATTTTGATAATGAAGTAGGATATTTTAGAAGAAAAAAGAATAAAGAAATTATACAATATAGACAAGAATTGTTCAAAAAATTTTTACCAATACCAGAAGAATGCTGTATCTGCTATTGTAATACTCAAGTGAAAACTATGTGTGATCACTCATTGTGTATTATATGTTGGAAAAAATTATTCTTAAGACATGAATATCCAACCTGTCCAATTTGCCGTAATTGTATCATTCAGTATAAAAGTGTACATAAAATACAAGTGTAAATATTATTCAAAAGTCTAAAAAAATACTTCTAAAGGATTTATTTTAGAGCAACGCCGATTTTATTTGCTGGTTTATTTAGCAAATAAAATATTTTCATAACTCATTTATTGAGAAAATACTACAATAAGTCTGCACTTAAAATCGGTGTTGCTCTAAATATTTAGATTAATATTAAGATATTTTATTTATAATATAAAAAATTATTATCTTTTGTTAAAGTATATTAATATGGTGTATATGTCTGGAAGTAAAGCAAGTCGAAATCAAGCTTCAATTATAAACAGGGGTAATACTTGTGGGGGAAATAAAAAAGGAGGATTATCCAAAGGAATTTCAAATTTTAGCAATACTACAAGTGGTCTATCATATAGACGAGGAACAAACACTCAATTTGGATTAAAATGCGGTTTCCCCACAACTTTATTCCCAACACAAATACGACGTGGATCTCCAAGTGCTTCTCATGCTGGTATTGCATTAGGTTAAATTATTTTTTATTATTTTATTTAGATAACTTTTAGACATTTAGACATTTAGAGCAACGCTCTAAATGTTTAAGAGTGTATATACCAGCAAATAAAATATTTTAATATGTTTTGGATATTTTACAAAATTCATTAAATAGTTTTGTTATCATTTATGGTTTCATTTTATTTTACAAAAAAAATATAAAATAAAACTAAATAAAATTCAGGGTATAAAGTATAAATGATATTTGGTATGATTATTTTTATTTCATAAAATACATGAAATGATCATTTGTTAGGTTAAAAGTTCTAATATTAGTAGTTTGTTCAATGAGAAGTTTATATAGATTATAATGAATGTCATAATGTGTTAAATCTAAGAAGCATCCGTGAGTTTTATTATATTGTCCAAGAATACCATTATGAATATATAGATAAGTTTCTATATGTGGATTAATTTGGGTTTCAAGAAATAGGGTGTAATCATAATTATTATACCAGTTATCATAATCATCAACAGTGAAATTATCTTCTTCATTATATTTTATGCTAACAAAATACCCATCAATTTTTACAAAACAGTTTTTATCTTCTTCAAAAATAGATACATTAAATTCACACATTTATTTATAATAAATATAATAAAAAAATAAATATTTCATTTTTATTTTGGCAAGTTTGTATGAATTTTTACCGTTGATGATTTATACTTTTGACAATTTAGACCGACGAATAATTAAAATGGGACAAAGTCCCATTTAATTATTCTAAAGGGAACCCATTTTAAATCTTCAATGGTGTAATTGTCCGAAGGTATAAATGATAATTATCTTAGATATACAGATAAGTTATGTTTTTACTTCGTAAAAAGATAATTATAATAATAATAAATATTTTATAAATATAAATGTATAAATATATTATAGCAATATTAATTTTCTTAATATTTTTTTTTTTAAAAATGCGCGAATATTATAATAGATTAATAAGTACAGTATTTTGTGATAATAAATTATATGATTATTTTATAAATTTTATTCATAAAGTGAGTAAAAATAATTATTATATGAATTATGGATTATGGGATAAAAAACATAATACTTTGTTGAAGGCAAATAAAAATCTTTGTAATTTTATTTATAAAAAGGCAAAATTAAAATATGGAAAAAATGTATTGGATGTAGGATGTGGATATGGTCGTCAGGATTTTTATTGGTCTAAAAAAATAAAGAATAAATTGAAAATTTTTGCAGTAGATATAAGTGATACTCATATTTCAAATGCTAACAAGTTTAAAAAACAGATAAATAATAAAAACATAGAGTTTATAAAAGGAGATGCACACAAATTATTAGAATTAAAAAAGATAAAAAATAAAAAATTTGACAGAATAATTTCATTAGAATCAGCATTTCATTACAAAGAACGAAATGTGTTTTTTAATAATGTATCTAAATTATTAGATGATAATGGATTATTTATAATAACAGATATAGTTTGCAATGATGACTATATAGCTAATGGACCGAATATATTTTCAAATATATTTTTAAAATTTGCATGTGATTTTTTATGTTTTCCGGTTCAAAATTTAATAAGTAAAAAAGAATGGTGTAAACAGATAGAAAAAAGTAATTTAAAAATTATTGAATTATATGATATTACAAATATGACATTTAATCCTTATTATGAACATTTTTTTAAAATTTATATAAAAAATCAAAATTATTCAGAAGTATTTTTAAATATATTATATTATATTTTTTTTAATATTCAACCATTTTCATATAATATTGCAATATGTAGACAGTTAGACATTAGAGCAACGCCAATTTTAAGTCCCGACTTGTTGTAGTATTTTATCGTTAAATGAGTTATGAAAATATTTTATTTGCTAAATAAACCAGCAAATAAAATTGACGTTTCTCTAAATCTTCAATGGTGTAATTATCCGAAGGTGTAAACATTTTATCTAACTTGAATTTAATAATCATTACTAATTACTCCTACACGGCAAATGGGACAATTTCTAATATTTCTAGATATACATGAAGAGTAACAATTACTGCATATATTATGAGAACAATTTATAATAGAATTCATAGTTGAATAACTTTCTAAACAAACACAACAATCTTCATTTGGATTCATTATTTGAATATTATCATTATTTAATTCTGATAATGTAAATTGTAAACTATTTAAATAATGACTAAAACTTCTTAACTCATATAGAATTTCAAGTGGTCTAATATAAAAGCTGTAGGATGTATTATTATAGATATCTCCGAAAATTAAATCAGATTGTTGTATTGCAGTATTAAGTTCTCCGTCAGTAGTTAATTCAAAATTCATTTGTCTTAGCATTGGAACTTTTTTTGTAACTTTATCTATTATATAAGTTAAGATTTCTGTTATAGTTTTTTGAGTATCAATTATATAATAAAATGATATACAAGTATAAACAATTTTGAAATAAAATTTTCTTTGATTAAAATTATTTTCATTCATTTGTTATTTTATGTAATAAAATAATAATAATAATTAAAAATAATTCATTTTTTTATTACGTTATTTACACCTTTGAACAATTAAATTGTCCAAAGTCTTCACTTATTTAGCACTCAAAACGCCTCCTAAAGTCGGCGTTTTAAATGTGCAAAGGTGTAAGAATATTGAGATAATTAGAGCAATGCCAATTTAAGTGCCGACTTGTCGTATTTGTTTATAAGTAAATGAGTTGTGAAAATATTTTATTTGCTAAATAATCCAGCAAATAAAACCGACGTTGCTCTAAACTATATAATGACCAAATTATATAATAAACAATTATTATTTATGTTAGCGTGAATGGTAACAAAATATAACTGTTGTATAGTTATCGTTGAATGTCATTTAAGTCATATTATACCTAATTCTTGAAAAATTTCTAGTTTATATAAAATTTCTTCAAATATTTCATTCTTAGATTCATCTTCAAATTCATTCATAGTATTATTAAAAATAATACTTTTTTGTTTATAGCATTTTATATTTATTATATTTAATTTATAAAGTATTAATAATAATTTTTCATTAGATGCATAATGATACCAATAAATATCCATAGTAGAAGTTATTAAATCATGTGAATAAGAAATAGATTTATAAAAATTCTTTGATCTACACATTGGACATTTTTGTAAACATTTTATTTGCGGAATATCTTCAAACGCGTTTTCACATTTAATACATAATCCGGGAAAAATTATTTCATTATAAGTTACCGGACAAACTGAAGTGAGTGCAGATTTATCATAATTTTTACAAGAACCATAATCATTAAAATTAAATAATAAAGAGCAATTATCTAAGTTAAAATATTTTATTTTTTTAAGAATATGAAATTTTGATATTAGTATGGGCATTTTTTTTTTATTTGAAATTAAAAATAAATTAAAGGAAAAATAATAATTATTTATTAGTTCTACTTTATTATCATAATTTAATTGAATATCTTTAATAATAATTCTATTTAAAAAAGAATAAATAGGGATGTGCAATTCTTTTTCAGATATAAATATTTTAACTTGTTTTCTGGAAAGACCTATAGAGTTTAATTCAATATTTTGTATAGTTGATTTTTCAAATGCATTCTTGAATATTTTATCATTAATTTTATCATAATATTTTTGAGTTATGATATTTAAATTTAGTAACTTATCCATAATTATTTATATAATTATTTTATAAACCAAAACAAATATAATTAAATAATCTTAACTTAATATAAATGATTTCAGGATTACTATTATATGATAAATTTATAGATTTTATAATATTTGATAAGGTTATATTTATATTATTAGCTTTAACTGAATATTATTATAAAAATATTAGCTCGTCAAAAACAAAAGATGATACTATAAAAATTTTGGAGTTTTTTAAAGAAAGAGCCGAATTTATTTTTATATTTAGCATGTCTATTTTAATTATTATTTTATTTAGAAAAACGCGCACCATTACGATTAATAGTCATCTTATGATATTATTTATTGCTTATGGGTTAATAAATTTGTTTTCAGTAAACTGGAGTTTACTTACAAAAGAATCTTCAATATATAAAACAATTAAAAAAATAATAGATAAATAATTTTTATATACTTTTAATATAAATGAGTAAAAATGAAACATATAAAGGGTGTAAATATTTGCATATATTATTTAAAAAAGGAATACCACAAGATAAGCAAGGTTTGAAAAAATATGGTATTATAGAACTTCCAAATTTTATTGATATATTTGAAGAAAATATTAAAAGGAGAAATAAGAAAGTGAATAGAAAATATAGTAAAAAATCTTTTTTTCTGTTTAAAAAATCTTTTTTGGGTAATAAAAGTTTTTGTGGAAAATTATTATATTATGTAGATGGAGTTTTTATATTTTTAGTATTAGATCCTGAAACTGGTAAAGAGACTACTAAAATAAAATTAGTTTCAAAAAAGGACGACTATAAAGATATTTTTTTAATAAGATATCAAAATCAATCTAGTGATGATGATGATATAGATATATTTAAATTTGCAGAAAAAGTATTTTCTCATAATTTTCATACAGAATGTTGTAATGAATTTGAGACAAAAAAACTTTTAAAAATTGCTAAATTTATACAAATACAAAATAGTAATTATTTTAAAAAATTAAAGTTAAGTGAAGAACACAATATGGTTGATTTAAAATTATATTTGTCTGTTATTTATTATTATTATCATTATTATGTGAAAAGACTGCCACAAGAACATTTTTTACTTGAAGGTGATATTGAGATGATAATAAATGGAAAATTAATTAAAATGAATAGAAGTTTTATTAAAGAAATTATTAACGTGTCTATTAATAAAAATAGAGAAATAGAACAAAAATATCGTGAACTTAATTATCAAGAAAAAATATATGAAGAAGATAAAGAAAACTATGAAGGTGAAAAAGATGAAGAAGATGAAGAAGATGAAGAAGATGAAGAAGGTGAAGAAGGTGAAGAAGGTGAAGAAGGCGAAGAAGGTGAAGAAGGTGAAGAAGGCGAAAAAGGTGAAGAAGGTGAAGAAGGTAAAGAAGATAAAGAAGGTGAAGAAGATAAAGATAAATACAAAGCTTTTTCAAGAAAATTGCCATATAATCCAGAATTGTATAAAAGAGTACCTTATGGAGGTAGATTAAATGTAAAAAATAAAACAAAAAATAAACGAAAAAAAAATAAACACAGAAAACATAATATAACAAGACATGGTGTAATATAGATAAATTATTTTAGTTTAAATAAAGTTTATTTATAAAGTATAAATGAGTTTTGTAAAAATAATTATAGATGTAAGAGAAAAATCTCTAATTCAAGAGATGGAGAAATTAAAAAATACTTTAAATAAACCGAATATTATATATGAAGTAGATAATCTTTTATTAGGAGATGTTATTATAAAGGTAAATGAAGAAGTAAAACTAATAATTGAAAGAAAATCTGTATCTGATTTAATTGCAAGTATATATGATAAAAGATATGAAGAACAATCATTTAGATTGGATAAAATAGAACATCATAATCATAATATAGTGTATTTAATTGAAGGAGATATGCGAAAACATAATAAAGATAAGCAGATGATTTACTCAGCTGTTTTTGGAGTAAATTATTTTAAAGGATTTTCTGTATTTAGAAGTTTAAATATTGAAGAAAGCGGATATATTATTTACAATATGGGATTAAAGTTAAAGATTGAATATGATAAGAATAAAACTAATGGGTTTTACAATAACACTTTTAATAAAGTTTTAATAGAAGAAGAAAAATATGAAGAAAATGAAAATAAGGAGTATTGTTCTATGGTATCAACTAAGAAAAATTCTAATATAACTCCTAATAATATTAGTGAGATTATGCTGTGTAATATACCTACAATATCTAAAGTTACTGCAATTGCAATTATGGATAAATTTGGAGACATTGGAAATTTAATTAATGAACTATGCATTAATCCCGATTGTATGAATGAAATATCTTATACTACTGATAAAGGAAAAGTTAGAAAAATTAGTGGATCAAGTATTAAAAACATTTTAGAGTATTTAATAAAGTGATTTTTTTCTTCAATGGTTTAATCTTTATTCTACAAGAAGGTTTATATCTAAATAGAGTTTTTTAGAAATATTTCCAAATGCATAATTCGTAAGAAAATAATAAATATTTTTATATTATTTTCTATAATTAAATCTTCATAGAATAAAGGTTAAATAATCAAAATAATAAATTATTTTATTATTATATAGTATTAATTATAATATGGAGTTAGCCATCCCTCTTGTTGCTCTTGGAGGTTTATTTATTGTTAATTCTCAATCTAAGAAAAATAATTTAACATCTACACATCAAAAGTCTAAAAGACAAACTCGAGAATCATTTATGTCTATGGGTTCTAAACCTAACTATCTTCCAAATACTTCTGTTATAGCACAAAATTATCCTGTTGAAAATATTCAAGAAGTCACTGACAATATTAATAAATACTCTAATCCAAATACTGAAACAGATAAATACTTTAATCAAAATCTTTACGAAACAAAAGAACAACTTGGTATTAAAGAAGGATCTAATATTCCAGAAGTTTATAGTTTATCTGGAAATTATCTTAGTAGTGAACAATTTAAACACAATAATATGAAACCATTTTATGGTTCTAAAATGAAAGGCGATCTTTACCATGCAAATACGGCTGAAACAATTTTAGATAATATGGCAGGAAGCTCGTCTCAAACTATAAAAAAAATAGAACAAGCACCTCTTTTTAAACCTGAACAGAATGTTCAATTTGTAAATGGTATGCCAAATTATAGTGAATTTTACATGTCTCGTGTAGTACCGGGTACTAAAAATAATATGGTGAAACCATTTGAAACTCAAAATGTTGGTCCAGGTTTAAATCAGGGTTATGGTATAGAAGGATCTAATGGTTTTAATTCCGGCATGGAAGCACGTGATAAATGGCTTCCCAAAACAGTTGATGAACTACGAGGTGTTTTAACAAATCCTAAACAAGAATTCAGTCTTTTAGGTTTAGAAGGTCCAGCAAATAATAATGTGAAAAATTTGGGATCAATAGGAGATGTTGTCAAATATCGTCCTGATGGATTTTTTATTAATACTCCTGATAGATATCTTACTACAGTTGGAGATGAAAAAGCTGGTCAACTTTTGCCTCATCAAATGGTAAATGATTCAAATCGCAATCAAACTACTTGTGAATATAGTGGTGCAGCATCAGCTGCTCATAAAAATGCTAGTTATAATTCAGGAGTATCAGAACCAGTTAAAAGACAAGAAATGGTTGGTCATGACGTCTCAATATCTAATGCACAAGGACATGGTCCACTTCATCTTTTTAATAATATTGGTTGTTATGATAATCCAAATAATTCGCGTAGTATTAATCTACAAGCTGATACTTTCAGGAGTGGATTCTCTGGAGCAATTGGTTCAGTAATTGCTCCGATTTTGGATATTTTAAGACCAACAAAAAAAGCAGAGACATGTAGTGGAGTTACAGTATATGGAGTACCAGAGTCAAGTGTGGCTTCAAATTATGTCATTAATATTAATGATACTACTAAGACAACTAATAAGCAGACAACTATGTATGATTCAAATGGATTTATAAATAATCAAGGATTTCAACAATATGTTGCAAATCAGACAGCAATTAATAATCAGAGAGATACGACTATAGGAGTAGATAATTATAATAAAAATATTGGAAATGCAAACAATGGGCAGTATGGTCATGAAGATTATAATTCTTACTATGGAGCTACTTTGGCTTCTAATAAAAATTTAGTAGAAAATCATACAAGTATGGGTTCTACTAATGTATTTAATAATAAAATAAATGTTAATATTACTAAAAATGATAATGATTGTGGAAGTTTTGATAGAAATCAAGCACCGAAGAATATTATAAGTACTGGACCATCACAAGATACATATGGAAAAATTAATATGCCTCAATATTATGATCAATGCATTGGATGTAATAGAATTGAACCATCAATTCTTGAACAATTTCGTTCAAACCCTTATGTATTCAGTCTTACACAAAGCGCGTAGTTTAATATTATCTTTACACCATTACATCATTTATGATTTGAAACTCTGATCTTAGGAGAAGTTTTGAGTAAAAATGTTGAAAAAATTTTTGGTGGTTGAAATGAGACAAAAAGGTGTACAAATTTGAGTTAACCATATTTTTTGTTACCAACTAATGCTAACAAAAAATAACAATATTTCGCAACTTAAAATTTTTCACTATACAACATTATTGTTGGCTTTTAATCATTATATCAATGTTCATTATTTTTTCTCCTTTTGGTATTTTGGTTTTATTAATTAAGAATGATTTAAATTCTGTTTTTTCTAATTGATTTTCAGGAGTATGTTTATGGACAAGTCTTGCAATCATTTTGTAAAGTTTGAAATCAGGGTATCTTTCTACACCATTTGTTTTATATAAAATATTTGCTCCTTTATCATCAGTGGTCCATTCTTTCATAAGTTTAACTACAGGTGATAGTTTTTTTCTTTTATCATCTCTTTCTTTTTTATTTTTATAATTTTGTAATAAACTATTATTTTTATCACTGCAGTCATTATTTATGTCATCATTCATATCATCTTCATTATCATCATCATCAACAATGTAATCATAAATTGAACAGGCTAATCTGCATAGGTCAAAACTAGGATTAGGATCTCTTCTTTTTAATTCATTATTAAAATATGGTTCTGTATTATATTGACTATAAGCATCTGATCCAAATTTATAACTATCGCTACAAAATAAATTATTTTTTACTTTATAGATACTTCTACCAAAATCAATAATTTTGAATATTTTTCCAAAAGTAGGAACTTTATAATAGTTATTGTTATAGCAATAATAAAGATATTTAATAGAAGTATTGCAATACATAATATTATTCGTGTGTAAATCATTGTGAGTAAATGAAAATAATTTTTGGTATGTTAATAAAGTCATAATAATTTGCATAAAAATAGTAAACCATTCTTCAGTTTTTATATTTCCTTCAATAATTAAATTATCAAAAGTATCTTTGCATTTTTCAATACAAATTAGTTGAACAGGAAATTCTGTTAAAGTTGCATTAATAATTTCTTCTTCATCTTCACTATAATAACTATCATTAGTACCACTTCCGTTGGTATTATTACTACTTGCTTTAGAACCACTTCTACTACCATTTTTGTTATGTATATGTTGTGAGTTATTACAATCATTATCATTGCATTCATTGTCAGAATATTCGTTTAATTCAGAGTCTCTTGTATGAGAAGTTCGCGAAGAACAATCTGAAGATTTTATAGATGATGTATCACCAATATCTTCTGAACAATGAATCATATTAAAGTCAAAATGTTCTGATTCATTAATTAAAGTATTATTATTATCATCATTTTCTACTGAAGTTTCATTTAATTCTTGTAATGTTAATAGTGAGGTTGAATTATCTGTTGATGTTTCTAAAGTATCAAATTGGATAATGGTTTCGTTACAATCTTCAAAATTAATATTTAATTTTGTTTTAGGTTTATCATAATTATTAGACTCGTCCAATATTAAATGTGAATAATCTTCAACTTTAAATAGTTTGTTTTTATTACTAATAAAGAATGGACATTCAACTAGATAATCTAGATCGTCGCAAATATTAATATTAAAATTTTTTTTCATAGCAATGAAAGAACCGTAAAAATCAATAGAGTGAATAAAATTATGTTCGTTTAAAAGGCAACTAGATATAAAATAAAAAAAACTGTCTGTATATGCAGAATTATTTTTATCCATTATTTTACTTAAATTTGATGAGTTTTTAAAGTTAGGTAAATTGAATAAAGTAGGATCATCAACTTTATATTTTCCAGTCATAAATTTAAATGGATCCAATAGAGGTGCAAATTTAATAAATATGTCTCTCTTAATAGTTTCATTAGATGATGTTTTTAATAGAACTAAAAATTCATTATCGTCCTTATTGTATTTTCTAATTTTATGAATATATGTAGGATGATTTAGATTTATATCATTATAATTTTTTTCACTAAGATTAAAAAATCTATCGTAAATTGGAATATAATTTTGAATATTATATAATTCCAATTCTTTTTCAAAAGTGCTAAACAATTCTTGATTTTTTCTTTTTTGATAATTCAAAGATAAACTCATTGGTTATTATTTTTATTTTAAACTATAAAAAATATTAAATTTTAACTTATTATAACTAATCTAATCGTTCTAAAATAAAATAAATAGTCTTAATATAAATATAAATATAATGACTCTTGAATTAAAAAAATTTGATATGAAGTCTATAAAATTTTGTACAAGTGATAATAAAGGCCCAGTTATCGTATTAATTGGTAGACGTGATACTGGCAAATCATTTTTAGTAAGAGATCTCCTATATTATCATCAAGATATTCCAATCGGAAGTGTAGTAGCTGGTACTGAAGAAGGAAATGGTTTTTATTCTAAATTAGTACCAAAACTTTTCATTCATAATGAATATAATACTGCCATTATTGAGAATGTATTGAAAAGACAAAGACAAGTTCTAAAACAAATAAAAAAAGATGTCACCACTTATAAAAAATCCAATATTGATCCCAGAACTTTTGTTATTTTAGATGACTGTCTTTATGATGCTACATGGACTCGCGATAAAATGATGAGATTACTTTTCTGTAATGGTAGGCATTGGAAAGTTATGCTTATTATAACATGTCAATATCCTTTAGGTATTCCACCAATGCTAAGAACCAATATAGATTATGTTTTTATTTTGAGAGAATCTTATATTAGTAATCGCAAAAGAATTTACGATAATTATTGTGGAATGTTTCCAACATTTGAGAGTTTTTGTCAAGTTATGGATAGTACAACTGAAAATTATGAATGTTTGGTAATAGATAATAATGTAAAATCCAATAAATTACAAGATATGGTATATTGGTATAAGGGATCAGACCATAATGATTTCAAATTAGGTTCAAAAGAGTTCTGGGAGTTATCAAAAGACATACATAGCGATGATGAAGAAGAGAAGTATGACCCTTCTAAGGTAAAAAAAAGAGGAGGAGGACCTGTAATTAATGTAAAAAAGGCTAAATGGTAATATCTTTTACACCTTTAGACATTTTAAACGCCGACTTTAGGAGGCGTTTTGAGTGCTAAATAGGTGAAGACTTCGGACAATTTAATTGTCCGAAGGTGTATAAGACTGTCCGTTCCTTTAACTCTTATAAAGTCTACATAAAGAATGTAAATCCTTATTAAATTGTAATTTGTTTGTTAACATATATATCAATAATTATTATTTCTATTATTTTTTTTATATTTATTCTAGATTTATTTTAGTTTTAGTTTTATTTTTTTTTTTTTTTTTTATTTTTATTTTTTTTTAAATAAAATATTTATATTATAATTATATTTTTTTTATCTACAATCTCAAACATTCAATTATATAATTTTTATTATTT